ATATCATGCCGATGCCGACGACCACCGCGAACATGTCATCCATAAACAGACACTCGAGGCCAGCCAGACCGACGGTGCCGGTGGCGATGATCATCATACCCCAAACGTATGCCATCTTCTTGGCAACCGTTCTATGGTGAGCGATAAATGCTGGTTTCATAATAGTCTCCCTTCTTGGGTTATGGCGGAGGCCGAAGCCCCCGCCGGTTGATTATTTGATCTTGATGACCATTTGCTGATTCATCGGCTTTTGATTGGCCTCGATCCAATCCTTGCCAACATGAGCCTGCCAGACCGGCGCAGGGACATAGAACTTTGAGGCTGGTGCCTCAAGATCGAATGTCTCAGGGTACAAGCCAAGGCGGATCTTTGTTTCAATCTCTTTCTCGATCGCTTTCAGGATCTTGATATCCCGCTTGAGCTTGGTGTAATACTGCGCCAGTGACTGGCTTGTCGTTGTCCGGAGGTTATACTCCGGTGCGCCTGCTAATCTAATCATGACCTAATCTCCTATGGTCTGGTGGTAGGGGTTGATCCCCCGCCTTGTTTGAAAACAATGCGCCCAGATTATCCCATAGTCAACCCACTAAATCACTTTTTTTCCCATACAATGCATTTTATTTGGGGTTACTGGCAACGATCGGCAATCAGGTTTCGGATCGATTGACCTCCCACCCCCTATATTTGGGCGGGCTTGCGCGTTACAGCGGCCTCGTATTGTTGGGTTGATAATTTCATTGCTGAGTATTATCATTCCGGCATGACAATGAACCTAGATGCAGTACCAGAGGACGTTCTAAAAGAGATCTTCCTTCTGGAGGATCAACAAAAACGCTTGTTAACCCGAGAACAGGCGCAAGAAAAGTTTATGGCCTATGTAAAGCATGTCTATGACGGCTTCATAGAGGGGACCCATCATAGAATCATATCGGAAAAGCTAGAGCGAATAGCCTCTGGTGAGTTAAAACGATTGATTGTAAATATGCCGCCCCGACATTCTAAATCTGAATTCGCATCCTATCTCATGCCGTCTTGGTTTTTGGGACGAAATCCAAAATTAAAAATTATTCAGGCTACAATGAATACTGAACTTGCTGTAAGATTCGGTCGTAAAGTCCGAGACCTTATTGCTGATCCCCTCTATCACGAGGTCTTTCCAAACACGGACTTGAAACAGGACAGCCAAGCAGCGGGAAGATGGGAAACCAGCGCAGGCGGGGAATATTTTGCAGCCGGGGTGGGCGCTGCAATGACTGGTCGTGGTGCTGACCTGCTCATCATTGACGACCCGCACTCGGAACAAGATGCATTATCCTCGACCGCCTATGACAATGCGTGGGAGTGGTACACTTCTGGACCTCGCCAGCGTCTGCAACCGGGTGGTGCCATCATCATTGTTCAAACCCGGTGGTCGAAGAAGGATATTACCGGGAGGTTACTGCAAGCCCAGCAAAAAGATCTGATGGCTGATCAGTGGGAGATAGTAGAATTCCCTGCTATTTTGCCTTCGGGGGAACCACTATGGCCTGAATTCTGGAAAAAAGATGAGCTACTAAAAGTAAAAGCTTCGCTATCCGTAGGAAAGTGGAACGCGCAGTGGCAACAAAATCCTACATCAGAAGCAACCGCGATGGTCAAGCGCGAGTGGTGGCAGGAGTGGGAAGAAGACGATATCCCTGAATTGGACTATGTAATCCAGTCTTACGACACGGCGTACAGTAAAAAAGAGACGGCTGACTATTCTGCAATCACAACGTGGGGTGTATTTCAGCCACACAGGAACGGGGACCAGCACCTTATATTAATGGATGCTAAGAAGGGTCGTTGGAACTTTCCTGAACTAAAGGCCATTGCACAGGAAGAGTTTGAGTATTGGGAACCAGAGTTGATGTTGATTGAGGCGAAAGCTTCTGGTACACCATTGGCAGATGAGATGAGGTTACTGAACCTCCCTGTTTCTACCTTTGCCCCCGGTCGTAAGCGTGGGGGTGGTGGTATGGATAAGACAACTCGCATGCATATGGTCTCGCCTATATTCGAGTCGGGAAAAGTGTGGTATCCTCGTGGTGAGAAATTCGCGGATGAAGTTATAGAAGAGGTTGCCTCATTTCCCAATGGCGATCATGATGACTTCTGTGATAGTATGACAATGGCTTTGATGAGATTTCGTCAGGGTGGTTTTATCAATTTACGCGGCGAAGAGTTTGAAGATGATCCTCCTCGTAGAGCAAGAGAGTATTATTAATGCGTAGTGACAGACAAATCATGTCCCAAGCGTTACGGGATATCCGCGCTCTGACTGACGAAGAGTATGATCGTTACAAAGAGATTCAGATCCAGAGGTCCGCGTCTCCAGTAAAGAAATACAAGGGCGGTATGATCAAGGGCTTCAGTCCCATTGCCCGTCCACAAAGATTCAAAGGAGTATTCTGATGGCTAACCTATCCACAGCTACAAAGGCCAAGAACAAGAAGTTAAGCGCCCTCCGTCAAAGCGCCAAGATGAGGGCTGGCGCTGCCGACTTACAAAAGAAGGTTAAGGCCGCTGTTGATGCATCGAAACAGGAAAAAGACTACAATCCTAGAGCCCCACAGACCTTCAAGGACTACAATCCTAGAGCCTCACAGACCTTCAAGGACTACAACCCTGAGAAGGCTGAGTCTATGCCCTTACCAAAGTCGAAGCCAAAGAAGCCAGCTAAAAAAACTGCCAAGAAAAAAGAATCTTCTGGTGTTACCTTTGACACGACTGGTACGCAGCCGGGAAAGACTATTAAGGGGCGTAAGTATGGCGGCGCTATAATGAAAGCCCGTGGCGGAACATTCAAAGGAACATTCTAATATGGCATTACCTCCACAGATGGTTGAGTCTGCAATGGGTGCTGGTGGTCCCGGCATGACTATGGAAGAACAGCTGACCGAGGTCGAAGTACCTATGGAAGAGTTACCGGCTGGCATTGAGATGGTTGGTGATGAGGAGTCTGTTGAGGTTGTAGCTGAAGAGTACGATCACAATGCAAACTTGGCAGAAGTTCTTAGTGACGCGGTCCTCGGAGCTTTGTCCTCGGACCTTGGTTCTAAGGTAGATGATGACAAGGAGTCTCGTTCTGATTGGGAAGAGGCTATTGCCAAGGGTTTGGTGTTGTTGGGCATTAACTATCAGGAGCGCAACGAGCCGTTTATGGGTGCTTCTGGTGTAACTCATCCGCTCTTGTCAGAGGCTGTAACGCAGTTTCAGGCGCAGGCTTATAAAGAGATGTTGCCACCGGGTGGCCCTGTTAAGACACAGATCTTGGGTATGCAGAGCCGTGAGATTGAGGATCAGGCCCAGCGCGTCAAGGACTTTATGAACTATCAGATCACTGAGGTGATGGAGGAGTTTGATCAGGACACGGATCAGATGCTGTTCTATTTGCCGATCACTGGTTCTACGTTTAAGAAAGTTTACTTTGATCCGACTCGTCAGCGGGCTGTGTCCAAGTTTGTTCCTGCTGAAGATTTAATTGTTCCATATTCGGCTTCGGATTTGCGTACAGCGGAGCGCTACACGCATGTCGTTCGTATGAGCGAGAACGAAGTTCGCAAGTTACAGGTAGGAGGTGTATACCGCGATGTTGACTTATCTCCATCAGAAGATGATGAATCAGACACAACAATTAAAAGCAAGACTGACGAAATTCAGGGATTGCGCCCGGGATATAGTGATGAGCTTTTCACTATCTATGAAGTCCATATTGATCTTGACCTTGAGGGATTTGAGGATATGGATGAGATGGGTGAGCCTACGGGTATCCGCATGCCGTATATCGTCACTATGGACGCTGATTCGGGACAGATTCTCTCGTTAGTACGGAACTACAGAGAGCAGGATCCGCTTCGTCGTAAGCGTGATTTCTTTGTACATTATAAGTTCTTGCCGGGCTTTGGGTTTTATGGGTTCGGTTTGTTGCATATGATCGGAGGTTTGAGCCGTGCTGCGACATCTATTCTCCGCCAGCTTATCGATGCTGGTACACTCTCGAATCTACCGGGTGGTTTCAAAGCTCGTGGCGTTCGTATCCGTAACGACGATGAGCCTGTTAACCCGGGTGAGTTCCGCGATCTTGATGTTCCCGGCGGTGATATTCGCAATGCTCTTATGCCACTCCCGTACAAGGAGCCTTCTGGCACGTTGGCTCAATTACTCGGGGTGGTCGTTGATTCAGGCCGACGCTTTGCACAAGTTGCAGACACAAAGGTCGCAGATGTCAACTCACAAGCTCCCGTGGGAACAACAGTAGCACTGATCGAACAAGGCTCGAAGGTTATATCGAGCATTCATAAGCGCCTGCACTATGCCCAGAAGGCAGAGTTCCGTATGTTGGCGGAGATCTTTGCCAACAATCCGATGCCTTATCCATATCAGATTGGGCCGAACATTAACCCACAGATTATGGCGCAGGACTTTGACGGGCGTGTAGATATTCTCCCAGTCTCTGACCCGTCAATCTTTTCAATGGCGCAGCGTTTGTCACTTGCACAAACACAGTTGCAGCTTGCACAGGCCGCGCCGCAGATGCACAACCTGTATGAAGCCTACCGTCGTATGTATGATGCGTTGGATGTGAAGAACATCGATGCAATCCTACCGGCACCGCAGCCACCACAGGCTATGGATCCGGCGATGGAGAATGCGAATGCTCTGAAGGGTATGCCGAGTCAGGCGTTCAAGGAGCAAGATCACCGTGCCCACATCCGTGTGCATGCATCGTTGATTCAGTCTCCTGCTATTCAGGCCAACCCGCAAGCCTTTGGTATTTTGCAAGCCCACGTTCAGGAGCATGTAGCTCTGTTTGCGCGTGACATTGTTGAGGC